CCGTTCCACTCCACTCCACTCCACTCCACTCCACTCCACTCCACTCCACTCCACTCCACTCCACTCCACTCCACTCCACTCCACTCCACTCCACTACACTCCACTCCACTCCACTACAAAATCTCTATATCTTCTAACAACGGCGGTGCGTTGATGTTCTGTGATTCATTCAATGAATGTATATCCAAAGTATCTAATTGAATATCTGCGCCAATTTTGATTCGTCCACTATCGTCGTCGTCTCCGTCTGCGTCATCTACGTCCGCATCTACATCTCTCGCATATTCGTTTCGTCTCTCGCTAGAGTCCGTTTCAAATGTGCGAACCTGATTTGACCCAAATGAAACACCTCCACTTCCATTTCCAGTGGTGTTATTGTTGTTATTATTTGAATCAAAACTGTCGGTATTCGTTGGATTACTTCCATTTAATTCGCCAACAAAATCAAGCTGATCCGAAGAAGTAATACTAGATTCACCGCTTTCTCCATCACCTCCACCGTGACCTCCACTGTCACCATCACCATCACCTCCATCAACTCGGTCCCTATGACGACGCCGTCTAGTGGATGAATGAAGATGCGACCGACGACGCGCCGAGAGATTCGCGTCAGCTTCGGATATAATTGGCTCTTGTTGAATGACCTCTTCATTCTCTGTCACTTCCATAACATCCTCAATCGTTTCTTCTAAATACATCTTAATAAGTTCCTCTACGGGGATATTATCGCGAATCGTATTATAAATACATTCCTTGACTATAACTTCAAACTCACGATTATTCCGTTGAACGTGAAGAGGATGATTTCCCTTCTCGAAAATGTATACATTAGAGTACAATTTTCTAGCGCTATTCACGTATACCTTATGAACGAAATCAGACAATTCCGGAATTTTGATATCAACCTTTTTCTGTTTGGTTCCAACACGCATAACTGTCATACACTTCAAATGAATAATGTGTACACAAGTTATTAAATCTTCTAAATATCCACACGTGCTTCGTTCCTTAATTCGTGTAGTCTCTTCCTTAATTATATTTGGATTCCATTTTGGAACTCGCGAGAGAAGGTTCTGAAATGTCATTAGGTATTTATCATTCTCTTTGTTCCCAACACATAATTTCAGCGCCTCATCAAAAATAGATTTGAAACCTTCTTGAATCAGTGGGCATAAAATGTTAACCAACCGCGTTGCCCATTCATTTTTAGATTCATATAATGACGTAACCGAATAATCGTCCATAACTAACTCGGATTTACATAAATGATATATTTTCTAAACTCCGATTACAACGAAATACTACGAAATTAAGTATATACAACAAAAGTAATTTCTCGTTTCTAAATTCCTTACGAACCTTATCAAACATAATAAGCATCTCATATTTTTTAATCTCATCCATTGGACTGTTTCGAATGAATTCGATTACATCTAATCCACAATATCCCTGTTCATATAATACAACAGATAGGTCAACAATTCGTTTATACTCTTCTATCGTTGGCTTCGTATACGGGATCAGTCCAGAAGAATGGATTTGTATCATATCTCCGAGAGATTTATATTTTAACTTCTCTATTTTACTAGTATCACAAACCATATTTGCGAGATGCGAATGTAGATTCACTGGGACACCACCTATCACTGGCTGTGGAACATATATATCGCAAAACCGCGAGAGAATGGGTTTCAAAAGACTGTCCTTGTTTTCGACGATAATAAAAAACCGTGTTGAATAACTGAATAATTCGATACATCGGCGCAGTGCGGATTGGGCATCAATCGTCAATTTATCGGCGTTTGTAAGAATAACCGATTTGAATATAGCACCTTCTTTCAGGTCAATGTTCGTCTTCGCGAAAAACTTCAACTCTTCGCGAATAAATCGGATACCCTTTCCGTGTGCGCAATTTGCGCGCATAACATACGTTTTTATTGCGGTTTTATCACCACCGTATACAGAACTAATAAATCTATTCAATATAAATGTTTTTCCTGAACCGTGTGGTCCATAAAATATAATATTCGGTATTTTTCGGTTCTTTATAAATACTTCTAACTTTTTATGTATATCTTCGTGTATAAACGATAAATCTGGTCCGGCAGCGACGGCGGAGGTGGCTGCTGTGAAACTTGATGTCATTATTATTATTTCGTATATTATAGTAATTCTTGATAATAATGACAATTGTTTGTTTAATTCGTATTCTAGTGGACTACTTTACAGATTAATACTTTGTTCGTAAGGTGTTACAGTGGACATTTGTCCAGGCATATTGCTCTTGCCGTCACTTGCTTCACCATTAGTGTAATAATAGTTAGTCGTATAATAATAATTTGTCGGTTTTGACGCTGCGTAAAATGGCGACTCTTCATCATATCCTTGTCCGTTATACTTTCCAAGGTAAGCCGTCGCTGCTGGGGACCCGTCCTCATAATAATACGCATTATGTTTATCAGTGGTTTGGTTCGATGTAGGATCATTTGGATCAATCCAGCTTCCAATACCACGAATAATATTGCCAGCAGCATCTCGGATTGACCCGAACAGGCCCGGATGTTGCTTCTGCTGTGCGCCACCCGGTTGTTGTCTCTGGCCATACCCCTTAAAATTCCGTGTTATTCCGCGTTTATAAATATCATCATCAGCCAATGCGCTGCTACTAGAAGCACTTGCTATCTCATCATAACTCGAACGAGTCGATGTTCCAAGCAAATTCTTCTCTATTTGGGTTCCGTCTGGCAAATACGTCGCCCATTGGGTGACTTTCAAACAATCAGCATCAATGCGGCACGCATCTGACCCAGATTGACCAGGGTTATTACACTTCCACGGGCACTTCTTCATCAATAATATATTATTTCCATCTGCGGTCTTCACAAGGTTGCCACTTGAATCCATCCTGAATATATTCTGACAGTTACCCTCATTTGTGGAAAGCGTGGATGGCTCGATACATTTACGGATATATCCGTCATCACCGTAACGCCAGTTTGCGCCGTCATACCAAGAGTCGGGATGACTCGCGATGAGCCGGTTTCGTATCGCGACGGCTTTGTCATATGCGTCCTGGGCGTCATTCTTCGTGGTCTGTGATGTTGCTGACCGCAGTTTCTGATACGCGGCTTCATAATTCTTCTGGGCTGTAACCGCATTTTTCATTTGATCCTTGACGTATGAAATCAAAACCGAAGACGCAGCGGATGTAACGTAAGTGGTACCGTCAGTGGCCGTTCCCGATGAAGATGGTGTTCCGGATGATGCGGCCGCATTGGCAGCTTTCGGTATAGCCGCAAGAGTAAATTCGCCCGCATCGAGAACATTTCCATCAGAAGTAAAATTAAATACGGTTTCGGCTGCTTTAAATGTGCGTATTTTAGCATTAGTAGTGGATGTCGCATCTGCTGGGGTTTGAATACCGGATATTGTTAATTTCAGGGTTGCGTTGGCCGCGATTAAGATACCACTTCCGCCCTGACCGATTTTAAAATAGATCGAATTCTGCCCTCCGCCGTATGGATTTGGGGTGGCCGTTGAACTCACTGTAAGTGTCTTATTATCCATCGTAGACCACGAACTTGAAGTTAATGTGTTCTCAATGCTTATGCCAAGATTAACCCCCGATATAGGTAATATATATGGAACCTGGATTAAACAATGATCTCCAGCGGATAATCCGTTGGTCAACATCATATTCATCGTAAATGAAGTTGCGCTGTTTGTTACATTTGGAGACAACGCAGACGTTTCAGTAGCGATTTTGCGGCACGACAGAAAATTGGTATCAAACCCAAATGTATTATCGTCGAATATCTTAACTCGTTTTGTAGCATCGGATGCGTGATATAAATTCACAGCGACTAACTTCTGCAAGCCGCTGGTTTCCGCGTTGCTTTCCAAGGTAACCAGTGCTTCCGCAGTCGGAGTTACCGCCGCATTCACCCACTTAACTCCTGACAGTTCTAACGCATATTGTTTATTCGCCGAAATAGCGCTTGCGGTTTGTATAGTATATGTTATCACGCAATTATTAGCATCAGTGGTGGTATCTACAGTAATACCAGTTGTGCCCGATGCCGAATCTAAAATGTTTCCGGATAATGACACTGATGATGCTGCGGTTGTAGAAGTTCCAGAGTAATCCTTCAAGGTTATCGCCAATCCCGTTGGTGCGGTATTTTGTATATAACTCTTTGGGATTGTTATTTTGATTATCTTCGCGGGAGTTACTCCACTCAATCCTTTCAATTCTGCAGTAGTTGTAAATATAAACCGAAATGTAGCCTCTGTATTCTTAACACGAGTACATCTATTCAATAACAATACACCAGCTGACGCAGAGGTCACGGCAGTTGCTGGAGGATTGGTAGTATAACTGTAAACGTCGCCGATATAAGGTGTTGATTGTGTCATTCCTTCAATGATTCCCGTGCCATATCCTTCTGATGGCGCAATCCAGCTACTAAACCCGCCATTTCGGTATGTTCTTGATACCCATATACTCACACATAACACTAAAAACAACAGAAAAAGAACTGTGTGACTATCTTGAAGAAACTCCGGTAATTTCATTTTCTATTTAATTCGATATTATTCTCGGAATGTTACTACTTTATATTGATATAAATTATCTATACAATAATTCATAAAAATAATCTAATATAAGATTTTATGAATAAGTAAGTTTGTGGAGTTAATATGTCTGAAGGCTGTGTGTGTATGGGTTTTGTCTAAATGCGTTCAGAATATCCGGCTGAATTCTCTCGTTAAGTTTGGTTTCATCATAGCTTTGCGGCATCGTCATCTTGCCATAAATATCGATACTTGGAATAGATGATGGCGCATTTGTCGCGACCATACTGCGATGATTCGATCGATCCGCATCAAGTCGATCAATCTGGACATTTGTGTTTGAATTAAACAGCGACATTGACCCGTGATTGGTTGTATTCTTATACGTCTTGTTTACATTATTGCGCTGATTATACGCGGCATTATATAGACCGTTTCCCATACGCACAGCGCTACCACCCGCACCCCCTAAATAATCAGTGCTAGTCGTCGCGCGTTCGGTTTCAATCGGCGTGTTTTGAGAGATTAAATAACCCGCCGCAGCTTGACGTTCTACATTCATATGGTCGTATCCAACGAGACCCACGGTCGTCTCCTTAATGGTGGTGGGTGCGCGGTCAGCCGGATTAAACGTTGCGGTAACAGCGGCCGGGACGGGCATCCTCGCGTTTTCATAGGGACGCCCATTTCCCACCACATTTTCCTTACGTGATGGTTTAAGAACATCAAGCAACGGTGCGACAACCGCCTTAAGTGCGCCGTGAATACCACCCATCTCATTGGGGCGGACAGTTGTACGATTATTATGTGTGAATTTATAGCTCATCCTGCCAAAATCCGCCTCTGTCGCGGTATTTCTCTCCGCAGCATATGGGTTAATAACGGGTTTTCCATCATACATCTGACGACGCGTGTCTTCGAAATTCTTCGGCGCATACATTGCGGCGCCTCCATCCGCCGGAGCCGTCGCACCGAAATACTCGCTTGTAGTCGTCTGACGATTGCTCTCGCGGTCTAATTCAATAGCACGGAGTGTTTCTCCCTTCTCCATACCGGTTGTGGTAAACCAACGATCAGGTGTATTCACAAAGAATGTATCCGGGAGATGTTTCTCCATTCGACCTAAAGTCGCCGTAGTCGGCGCGGTTTGGATGTAGTGTGCGGCGGGTCCCTGGTGCCCTTCGAGAGAATACGTCAATTTAGGATTCGTTTTCACACGCATCTCATCGACACCGCGGTCAATCCATTTCTCGCGCGCGTCCATTCCTGAATTAAATCCGAGCGACCCCTGTGTGCCATATCCCTGATCAAGTCCAGGTCCGACACGTACCTCTTCCCACGGTTTCACATTGGAAATCTTCGTACTAGGAAGAACACGTGACTGGTAGAAATCGTTCTGATTTGGCATTCCATTCGGGAGGTGGAGATTGTCGAGGGGGCGGAATAGGGGCGCCTGTTCGGTCTTCGAGAAATATTGTGAACCAGTACCGACCTTATTATCCAGAACGTTTTCGTTCATATTTGCGCCAGCAGTTACACCCCTTATTTTCGCACCGTAATAAGGTTCCATATTATTATGCTTAAATGATCGAGGGTCGATCTTATCGCCCATTAAAGACGTGAATCCATCTTTTCCATAATTATCGCCAAACTGGGTTCCATATTCTAAATCGTCGTAGTTTTGGGATGGAGCGCCTGTAGCGGCATTAGATGCCGACAATGAGGATGGCTGAATATATTGTTTACTGTCATTGGAAAAATCGCGCCCGCGTTCGGGAATGCCACCGCCGTTGCTTCCACGTAATATGCCTACACCACCCACTCCACCAGCAACACCCGCTGACATTTTATCAAAATCCACATTTTTCGCATAATAACGGTCAGTTGCCGTGTTTGGGTTTGAATAATCATTTACATTCGAACCAGTATTTGGGCGAATAACCGGATAATTTGTTGTAGGGATATTTGTATTGGGTAAGTAGTTTGGGTCTTGTTGACCGAAGTTTTGGTATCCATCTTTCGCCTTTTTGTCTTGATTGGACGCGATATACGCCGCACCGAAAACTAGAGCACCTAATGCGATTCCAGCCATATGAAATACGAATAAGAATAAGAATAAGAATACGAATATGAATATGAATTAAATACACAAATAAAAATTCGTATGTTATGAGTTATATTAAATTTATATTATTAAAATTGTATTATATCTATTTAGATTACTCCTATAAATATAATACGAGTGAAGATTTATTATGGAACGCCTAAAGTGTTCAATAATTCTGAAGAATATACATCATACTATGAAAAGAGTGCGGACGTTCCGCTAAACTGGCGCATATCGCCGATATCCATAATACCGCCACCACCACCGCCGCCGCTCGCACTCGCGTCACCTAATCCGCGTTCAGTCACGCGTCGTCCACCGATCATTCCTCCAAGTTCTGGATTCAAATTTGCGGGGTGAACTGTGAAATACGTATCGTCAGACAATCCTGGGACATCCATCTGTGTTTTAAAATTGTCTTTTTCAATAATGCGTGTACTTAAATTATTATTAAATGGTCTAAATACGTGTTCTTGTGGGTCAAAATGGAGCATTTTCCAATTGTCCTGCTCCATATCACGCAACATCCACGCTGGATGAGTTGCGCGGGATTGTGCTACCGCACTGCCAGCACGTGTAGGGCACGCAATCATTTCGTTGGTCCTCGTTGCTTGTGATGCGCGGATTGCGTGATGAAAATTGTCGGGAGTATCGCGGCTTAATGTGCGAGACAATCCACGCAGTTCCGTCTCGATATCTACCGAGTTTGTCATAATATTACCAGCCCATAATTGCGCGCGAAGATACGGATCTTCCGCATACATCGGTTTATCACCCTGGCCTGGAACATTTAATACATAACGTCCTACATCTGTAGATTGTTGAAGTTGTTTTCTTATTCTGTCTGGGTCATCGCGGAAACGTGTAAACGACATTTATGTGTGTGAGTTGTATTATAAATATAATATGAATGCTATTAATATATGTTATTATATTTTCATTTATTGTAAAACGGCATAAAAACAAACACAGGATATTTTGTAGTATCATATTTCTGTATTCTTATTCACGCTTTTGTGTTCTGAAAATGAAGATTACAGAAATATACGAGAGTCCGCCATTCAAACCATCGTCCGCCGCGAAACCGTCTAAATCATATACGATTTGTTTGAATATGATTGTAAAAAACGAGTCACACATTATTGAAAAAACATTAGAAAATCTGTGTAAATACGTTGACTTTGATGCGTACTATATTTCGGATACAGGTTCAACTGATAATACAATGGACATTATTCGTGCGTTTTTTAATGCGCGGGGTATTCCAGGCACGATAGATGAGGTAGAATGGCGCGATTTTGGGTTCAACCGTACTCTTGCGCTTCAGATGGCGTTTAATCAAACCGATTACTTATTCATATTTGACGCCGACGACTCAATCCACGGTAACTTCGAAATGCCAAAAAATTTAACACACGACGCATACCAATTGAAACTAGGTAATTCGTTTGTCTATTTTCGGACTCTTATCGTGAATAATCGTAAACGATGGCGATTTGTAGGTGTACTTCACGAATATATCGCGTGTGTCGACAAAGAAGATAGTTCCCACGCAATTCACGGTGATTATTATGTTGATTCTGGACGCAGTGGTAGTCGTAATCAAGACCCGCAAAAATACGTTAAAGATGCGACAGTACTTGAGCGCGGATATAACGAAGAAATGGCAGGTGGTGACCGTGCTCTCGCCGAACGATATTCGTTTTATTGCGCACAAAGTTGGATGGATGCTGGACCTGCTCATATTGACAGCGCGATTGAATGGTATTTGCGTGTACTTACCCAGAACAACTGGTCTCAAGAAAAGTATTATAGCGCATTATGTATTGGAAATATGTATCATAAAAAAGGGGACAAATACAATGCTTTCAAATATTATAGTAAAACTATTGAATATGATGAAGGGCGAATTGAAGGTGTTGCTTCAATGATGGAGATTTTGCGCGCAGATGGAAACCACGTCATCGTTAACGCGTTATATGATAAGTTCAAGGGCTATAACAAGTCTCCACAAAATAAGTTATTTCTAGCGACAGATAAATATGATGATGTCATTGAATATAACAATTCCATTTCAGCGTTTTATATTTCAGACAAACGAAGCGGATACGAATGCTGTAAGACAATTATTCACCGTAATATTATGGCGTATCATTTTATGACATCTACATATTCCAACCTCACATTTTACCGCCATTTTTTTGAAGAGGAAACATTCCCCGAATTATTGCGCCTGTTTATGTCGGTAGATCATTTTCTCTCGGTAGTCGCATCTAAATCAGATGATTATAGCGATGACTACATAGAAACGTGGATGCGGCTATTTAATAAGGTCAAGTCGGTGCTAGTTGAACCGGTACGTATTCAAAAAATAGAAGAGGAGTATTTGCCAGGTTCAAGTGCGGAAACTATTCCACCTGAAGACGAATTTTCATTTAAAAAACCGATTATAACCAAATTTCATTTGAACAAGTCAAGTAAATTGTGTCTAGGTCCGGAGATAGATATACGCGACAATGCCATCGTGAAGCGCAATCGCACAGCACACGCGCGCGTTATCATCACATTTACGACGTGTAAACGACTTGATTTGTTCAAGCAAACCGTTAATTCTATTCTGAATATGTGGAATGATGTCAATATGATTGATTATTGGTATTGTGTGGATGATAATTCGAGTGAAAGTGACCGTGATAAAATGCAGAAGGATTATCCGTGGATTGATTTTTATATGAAGTGTGGATCTGAGAAAGGTCACCGAGAGAGTATGAATCTCATTTGGAATAAATTAAAAGAAACACGCCCGAAATACTGGATACATATGGAGGACGATTTTATGTTCCATACACCGGACAGTTATGTAACTAAAGCCATACAGATGATGGTTGATTCGCGGAATGCGGGTTATAATATACGCCAGATTTTATACAATCGTAATTATGGAGAGACGATAAAAGACTATAAGATGCAAGGACACCGGGTTCTGCGCAATATGTCATTTGATGTCGCACTTCATCAGCACAAAAACGGCGAATTTTCATATGGAAATTGTCATTATTGGCCGCATTATAGTTTCCGCCCATCTATTATTGACGTAAATGCGATTTTAATGCTAGGTAATTACGACAGTGCGAACCAGTTTTTCGAGATGGATTATGCGAATCGGTGGCATTCACTCGGATTTCTGTCGGGATTTTATAATAAGATAACAAACCGCCATATCGGGCGTCTTACATCCGAGCGTGACGACAAGTCGAAACCCAATGCGTATGAATTAAATGACGAAAATCAATTTGTCGCCAAAACGGCGGATGCGGCATCGGCATCCGCAGCGTTGGCCGCAGCATCGGCATCCGCAGCGTTGGCCGCAGCATCACCAGCCACAAAATCGACGTTACCAGTAGTATTAGATGTAGCTGCTCCTAAAAAACGTTACTATTCAACGATCCCATTTGACGACGGATTTGGTGCGCAGTTTCAGCGGTTTGTATGGACGTGTATTTATGCGGAAGAATATGAACAATCCGTATTTGTATACAGAAGCCCTAAAAAGATAGCGCATAATTATGATGACGACCCCCAATTTATTCAAAAAATGGAAAATATAATGAATATGAAACAGTATTATATGAATTATGAAGAAGCATTGGCACTTGTGCGCAATGGAAATGACACAAACATCGAGATTTTAACGCCGGATTTTTACGATATATTCAATTACGTTGAGAGAAATATTGACACGTGTATGAAGAGTGACAGTATGGCACGATTGAAATCCCGATTCTGGGAGAATAAGAATCGATCGATTGTATACACCGGATATTCAAAATATGGTGACTATACACTTCATATGGCCGTCCACATTCGTCGCCCGAATTGCGATGATACACGTCCAAATAGTGGCGATGAATATACAGATAAGTATTATATTAACTCGATTATTATGATCCGCGAGAAGTACGCGAAATCAAGGCCAAATGACCGGATTATGATACATATATATTCCCAGGGCGCAGTGGAAAAATTTGCGAGTTTTATGGCAAATGATGTTATTGGAAAAGACATTGTTCTTCATCTTAACGACACGAATGAACAGTCTTATCTTGGTATGGCCGCAGCCGATATTTTAATTACATCTGCGAGTTCATTTAGTTATTGCGCTGCCTTCTTTTCGGATGGTGATATTTATTATACTGACTTTTGGCATAAACCGTGTAGTTGGTGGAACCTTCTTGAAAAGATATAGGTAATATTCTCTGGTATATAATCTAATCGTATTATAGTTAGCGAGCGAGCGAGAGATTGAAACGTAGAATGGACGACAGCGGTGACACTATGTATGGCGACTCTGATTTTCTGGCCGATGATGACAAGTCTTATCGATACTTTCGAGAGAATGAAAAAGCGTCAAAAAAAGAAATTGTAAAACAGATGGTAAAGCTTCGACATAATCTCCAATATAATAAACATTTATTGTCGGTATATCTCAAAGCCAAATCGATTTTTGATAAAATGGTGGAAGAACATCGGGCGCAAATCCATCATTTAGATGAAATATATCGTCATTTGAGTAAATTAATTCACGAACAATTGACGAATAATAAAAATAAACATAAGAAAAACCATACAATATATCACGATCGAAAATCCAGTATGGCTGACAAGCCGATGATTAAAGAATTGATGAAAGACAAGCGGAATATAGGTAAATTATTGTCAAATATGCGAAGGGGGTTGGATAAATTGATGGAAATAGATACAATTATCGGAACTACAATCGATAAAATAAATGAAATTCAATTCATAGAAGATAATGAACGAGCTAACGAAGATAAGGATGATGAGGATGATGATGTAGACGACGCGGATTATGAGGATTATGATCAGGATAGTAGTAGTAGTACCGTTACTAGCGAAGAAGAATCAGATGAAAATGAAGATGAAGAATCAGATGAAAATGAATATATCACTAGAGAAGAAGACGACAGCGAGGAAGAAGAAGATAATGCTGGTGAGGAGGAGGTTGATGACGAAGAAGAAGAAGAAAGTGAAGATAGCGCTAGCGAGGAAGAGGAGGTTGATGACGAAGAAGAAGAAGAAGAAGAAAGTGAAGATAGCGCTAGCGAGGAGGAGGAGGTTGATGACGACGAAGATAGCGAAGATCCAGTCGTATTTTATTGAAGCAATAACAATATTGATCCAGTATATTCACGCTGCATCAACATCTTATATATCATATTCGTTCGAATCGTGCGTGCTATTTTCAACCATCTACGCACCTTTCTTTGTAATATACGCAACCAAAATGTTTTGTATATTGCGACCATTTCATTCCCCGGAGACAACCAGATGGGTTCTACGATTTCAACCGTGGCACCATAACATTTTGCGAAGTTTATATAATCTTTGAACGTACTTTTGAATGTGAATGTATAGATACAAATATAATGCTCCTTTATTTCAGGCGAACTTGTATTATCATTAAACCCATGGATTTCTTGATTAAATTTTTGACACATCCCTAATTCATAACGTGACATAATAGATAACGCCGCGCCGATATTCCCTGTCCTAATATATATAATTCTATTGAATTATATTCAATTTATTATATTTTGGTATTGTATAAAATTAAATTCGAATATTTCGTTCCATAAATCATATGGCATATATCAATCAATTGTTATATTCACCCTTTTTTCAAAATAAGTTTGTGTTATATGGTAGTTTGTTCTTAGTGTTAATAACCATAATCCGTTTTTTATCTAATAGTAACTTCAATGGCATTATTTTACTCTCATTGATTGGGCTTCTTATGACCTACTTTAGTAAAAATATGATCATTGTGTTATTGACGGCGGTTGTTTCAGTTACAATTTTAGATCTATTACAAGTGAGTGGCAGTATTGAGGGTATGAAGTCGTCAAAGGAAGGTGCTGACACATTAAAAAGTGATGAACCGAAGAAGGATAAAGCAGTTAAACCAACTAAGGATGGTGAAAAACCAAAGGTAGAATCCAAAGAAAAGGCAAATGACGAAGAAGAACCCGCCAAAGAAGATAATGAAGAACCCAAAGATAAAGATAAAGCCACGAGCGGAAGCGCGACCGACACAACTGGTAGCACAACTGGTAAGGGTAAAAAGGAAAAGCAAGGAATGACAAAGATGTCTCCAGCGAGTTATGATGGTAAGGACCACGATGATAATAAAACCAGCAATAATGGAAACCGAATTGATTACGCGTCAACATTAGAGCAGGCCTACGACAATATTGAGAATATCATTGGCGAGGATGGTGTGCGCGGATTAACCGACCAGACGAAATCTCTTATGAACCAACAAAAACAATTGATGGAGAATATGAAAGATATGGGTCCCTTATTGAAGTCAGCTGAAGGCTTTATGAAGCAAATCACTGGAGGTGGTGGTATTGAAGGTATCACAAGTATGTTGAAGGGATTTGCGCCAGCAAAGGCGACGTAATTCACTAGTTCGTTGGCTCACTCACTACTCGTTGGCTCACTACTCGTTGGCTCACTACTCGTTGGCTCACTACTCGTTGGCTCACTACTCGTTGGCTCACTACTCGTTGGCTCACTACTCGTTCGCCATATATAAAATCCATTGTATATATAGATATTTAGGATCAAATGGCGCGAAGATGTCCTCCTGGTGTGTTTTGTTTTGAAAATATATCGTTTTTCATTGTAATTATCGTTATTATCGTGTGTGTATTTTTTATGATGCGTTATTTCGGTGGCGGTGGCGGTGGCGGTGGCGGTAGTCAGTATCACGGCCACGGATATGGACACGGATCAAATATAACACTTATCCAACAACCATTACAGCCTCCAGCTCAATCTGATTTTTTAGATTTTGGAATCGGGGGTCCACCATCGAATCAGGATGTATTATTAAATCCGTACGTTCCACCGCTACGAGATAATTCGGTCGGTTCAACTACACCAATGTATGATATACGCGGTGGGGTAGAAACGATACATTATGGCGGGTATGGATTCGGTGGCGGTGGCGGTGGCGGTGGCGGTGGCGGTGGCGGTGTGCGTGTAAACGTGCCAACTCGCGCAGTTGATACAACGTATCGTCAGGTTGGAATACTTACGCGTAACAGCGGAACCAGTGGCGGTGGACAAGAAACGATTCTTCCATTGATTGGCCGACCTTTATTTACAAACAGAGATAAATGGCAGTTTTATACATTAAGTGATAAAAATAACGCAATAAAATTACCTATAACTGTTAACGGTAAAAGTGGGACTGGTGAATATGGATGTAATAATGTCAGCACTGGTGATATGGTATATGTTGAAGGATATAATGATGCGTTTAAGGCATCCACGTATGATAGTGCGTCGCTAAGATATTTACCATTTTAGTAACACTTAATAAATAATAATACATATTTAGTGTGTTATTATTCAATATATTAATTAGGGGGTTGACGTTTGGGGTGGTGTTGTGGCTGGTGCCTCGGGGATTTCACCCCCCAACGGCGGGGTTGACGTTTGGGGTTGTGTTGTGGCTGGTGCCTTGGGGGGTCCGCCCTCTAACGGCGGATTTGACGTTTGAGGTTGTGTTGTGGTTGGTGCCTCGGGGGGTCCGCTCCCCAACGGCGGGTATGATGGTTCTATGGGTGTGGCTGGTGCCTGTGGTGCCTTGGGGGTTCCGCCCTCTAACGGCGGATTTGACGTTTGAGGTGGTGTGGCTGTGGCTGGTGCTGCGACCACAGGCACCGATTCATCCTCATCATCACCATCACCTTCGTCGTGATTTTCACTCATACTCTCATTTAATAATTCAATAATTGAAGGTATTGTTCCGTCATTAAATATTTCAGACGTCTGACGTACAGTTCCATCAGCCATCGGCTTTAGTGTTGTTAAGATTTTCGTAGACAAACCTGATGGTCCAAACGATTGACATTCGCTGTTTTTACCGCCAGGACCGTGACCAAGTATCGACGTTAGTTTAATAAATAGAGTCAATAACTCTTTTGGAAGAGTATCACCATTTTCTTCAAAATATGTCTTCAGTTGTACAAATCCGTATTTATTTTCCATTCCAGGTATCTTGTATGAATAATTGTATACAGACTCCTTAAACTCTTCATAACCATCAGACTTCACAAATGCCGGATTATTTAATACTCCGAACAATAATTTGAATACATCAAGCGCCGCTTTTTTATCCTCATTTTTTTCATCAATCAGGTTTTTACGAGCAACTTCGAGAGATTTTCGTAATGTTTGAATGGATGTTACTACACATCCATCGCTGAAATTAAACACATATGTATTATCATCCGCAAATACGTCTTCTTTATCATCTGGTTTGGATGGTAATGCCGCATTCTTCATTATTACTTGTGTAACTGGCGCAATCTGTATTCTGAACTCTTTTGGAGTCAGATTATTCCCAAGATCCTGGCGCTTATCCAATGTTTTAATAGAAGCAGGAGCTTGTTCATTCCCACTTAATTTATACAAACGCTTTGAATCTGTAACAACGACTTTTTTATTATTGCCTTTCACAGTTAGTTCAATTGAACCATAATTAGACTCGGATTTAACTCTTGCGGTTTCACCAGTATAAATCATAATATTTCCATTTGAACCCACTGATATAGAATCACCACCCGCAATACCAACATCATCAAGGGGCTTAAAATATAACTCTTTTTTAGTTCCAGGTATTTTACTATCATCTTCATAGTCATCATTTGATGCGAATTCGCCATATAATATACGTCGTATCTCAAATATATCGGTATCTGAGATGTTTAATAATGTTTCGTCACCAATCTTTGGTTTAATTTGAATATAATATGGTTTTCCATTTGTAATCAAAAAATCAATAAATTGATATGTAAGTTTTGAATTTAATGTGAGACTTTTCGACTGAATCGAAATATCCTCGGGTATAGTTGGACCTAAATTGAATTTAGCATTACCTTTCGTTTTGGGGGTTCCCTTTGTTATACTAGACATTTGGCTCCTATTATTTCTCGTATCGTCGGCGGAGTTTGTATCGGTTGACTTCGCGGAGGATAGCTTAGATCTATTATTTTCCATAGCTATTACTGCGGCGCTAGCTGCTGCTGCTGCTGCTGCTGCGACCATAGATATCATTTCACTATTTTCCCCAGGCTTACTTCCACCAACCATCTTTATATTTCGTTTTGCCCGCTTCATTTCCTTATATTTCTGTTTTAAATAGGACAAAACGGGTGATGGTATATAATTTTTCAATGTTTTATTCAGTACGTGGTTTAATTTTGTAGACGATGGCGCCGACGACAACGATGCCGACGCCGATGACGAATCCGGCTTCGACAATAATAATGACGATCCATCGACAAAACGTAGTTTCGATTTAGACGATGATGATGACAAACTCCGTCTAAATGTATTATACCGTTTGGGTCTTTTATGATGCTGTTGTTTTCTCCATTTACGCACACTTTGATTCTTTTGTCTATGAATCTTCCGTATTTTATTTCGTGTTAATTTCATAATATTCTAATTCTTTTCCATATACATAAATTATATATAATATTATATATAGTCATACCGATTTTTATACACAATAACAAAATACGAAGTAAAATGTCACAAACAAAATCCAATAGAGATGCGCCTGTGAATCTAACGTCAGATGTTATGAAAAAGGAAGATCGAGCGTGTTCATCCACGTGTAATTATTCATATCAATACAACACAAGCACCTGTAACGTATACCATAAAGGCTCATATTTGCGCATTCCTTACGACAGTGGTAGCGGTGGTATCTATCCGGCCAAATACAATGGTGTTGATTATAAAATAGATCATATCCATATTTTTCAACCGTCACTTCATCGCTATGACGGGGCTCTAGCGGACGCAGAATTGCTCGCATATCATTCCAGTTCGGATGGACGAAATTTAATTGTATCTATCCCGATAAATGTTGGAAATGGAAGTGGAAAACAAAGTTCCGATATTATGAATACGATACTCCAGAACTTACCAGATAAATCAAATACCGCCGGTAAATACATCTCTGATGTGAATAACTTCAATTTAGGAAACCTTATTCCAAAGGAGGGTTTTTTTACCTATGTCGGGCGTCATTTATTACCGCAATACACTGGAATCTATAATTATATTGTGTATCACAAGAAGGACGCGATAATGGTATACCGTGACTCGTTGACGAGCCTTATTGACTCTAATCGTAGCTCATCTATCACTGAAACAGGACCCATAACCGAGAATAATATGCCTAAAAATTTGTATTATTATAACAAAAACGGTGCGAATAATTCCAAAGGTAATGGTGATATTTACATTAAATGTAATCCTACCGGAGAAGATGGGACTGTATTATACCAACAATCCGCAAATAATGGTGAACTCGGTAGTTTGGCAGAGTTGGACTTGAGTAAAGTTGGTTTGAATTGGGAAACTATATTGAATAACGATATATTTCGCACACTTATTGGAACAACGTTTGGATTGGTATTAGCTGCGGTACTGTTTTATATGTTCCGGTTCATGTTCAACAGAATCGGAAATAAGGTGAATGCGAGTGGGTCAGTACAGAGCGGGGGTGGAGGGGCGGGTGGTAGTGGTGGCGGATGGTAGGGGTGTATCATTTTCGACACACACAGACACATTATTGTTTCATTTCGTTAGTTAAATCAACGAAATGAAAAACGTAGTGAGGACGGAACGGATCGGACAATTACATCACACCATCATAGTCCGGCGCAACTGCGCCATAAAGCGGACCGAGAACTGGCTGGAAAGAACCACCATCACTTGAACCAATGTCATTATTGGGCGTGATGGGAACTAAACTGTCAACAAGTTCCTCTTCCAGTGTCTTTACAGGCGCCGGATTCATAGCACTCATAATCTCTTGCTTCTTTTTCTCCGTTGGTGAAAATGTTTCGAGACCATATACACCGGTGCTATGACTTGACCTGCGAATAAACTCATACGCAGCAAAGAATGCCAGAATACCAACGACAGGGTTTGTGCTTAAAAACAGGGTTATCGCAAGAATGACCACGAAGATTTGACCGTAGGTGCTATCGGCGTACTGCGCCAGACCAAGAGGAACCGACGGGGTGAAAACGATATACAGAACGAGCAATACGAAAATAACAATCTCGTGCTGCTTTTCTTGACGCATTAATGTCCGAAGTGTTTCCATTCTTGTTGTTGTTGTTGTGTAGATTGTAATGTATTTGGGACCTATATTCTATACGCAGAAGAATAATAATATAATAATAAATATTATTTGTTATAAAGCTAAAACAAATACAGATATTCGATACGAATATTCGATACGAATATTATTTGTTATAAAGCTAAAACAAATACAGATATTCGATACGAATATTATTCGATACGAATATTATTTGTTATAAAGCTAAAACAAATACAATTGAAATCTCTCGACGTTGTTATTTATAATATACTGATACCGCGTCCACTTCCGTTTCCGCTAATAATGTCTTCTACGGCGGCGACTACCTACTATGGTCCACGCGGATATACCTTATTAAAAGAATGTATGGATGCGGATGATTTGAAGTTGTTGAGAGACGAACTCACAGTCGGCGCGTATGTTCCTAAAGCACCAGTCCAACCACCTAAATTCCCGATTTACCGTGAATGTTCCAAAAAGATATATATTCCACGGTTTTATGGGACCAAAATATATGGTTTTCCTGAAGAATCGCGGATCCCCCCAGGCACCTCTGTATCCGAATCTCTCGTATTTGCTGGTGAGATGCGCGAATACCAGAACGTCATCGTGGATAAATACATCCATCAGGTCACAAAATCCGATAACCGCGAAATGGGCGGCGGGGGGCTCCTCGACGTTGACCCGGGAAAGGGGAAGACCGTTATGGCGCTAAATGTCATCGCCCGTCTTAGGGTGAAAACACTCGTTGTCGTCCATAAAAGTTTCCTTTTGAATCAATGGATCGAGAGAATTCAGCAGTTCCTGCCTGCTGCGCGTGTGGGTATGATCCAGGGTCAAATCCTAGATATCGATGATAAAGATATTGTCATCGGGATGCTTCAATCTCTCTCTATGAAGGAGTATCCGAGAGATATGTTCGACACGTTTGGACTGACAGTCTACGATGAGTGTCATCATATGTCAGCGGAGGTATTCTGCCGATGTATGATGAAAATCGTGACAAAATACACACTCGGATTATCAGGCACAATGGTGCGGAAAGATGGTCTTACAAAGGTATTCAAACATTTCCTAGGGGATGTAGTTCATAAAGAGAAAAACGACACGACAAGCCACGCGGTTATTGTTAAGGGTATCCAATACAAAGTTGACGATCCGGAATTCAATCTGACGGAATACGACTATCGCGGCAACCCCAAATTTAGCACAATGATTTCTAAAGTATGTAATTATAATCGGCGGAGCGAGTTTGTCCTGGATGTCCTACAAAATGAACTGGCGACGAACCCCGACCAGCAAGTGATGATATTGGCGCATAATAGGTCACTGCTTGAATATTTCCACGACGCGATTGAACACCGGAAAATCGCGACGGTGGGGTATTATGTAGGCGGGATGAAAGAAGCCGCGCTCAAATTAAGTGAGAGCAAGAAAGTGATTATCGCGACATATGCGATGGCGTCGGAGGGGTTGGATATTAAGACCTTAACAACGCTGATAATGGCGTCTCCAAAGACGGATGTTTGCCAGTCGGTGGGTCGAATCCTGCGCGTGAAACACTCGTCGCCGCTTGTTATCGACATTATCGACCCGCAGGATGTATTCCGCGCGCAGTGGCTGAAACGCCAGACCTATTATATCAAACAACGATACCGTATTGTGATGACAGACACAGAAGGGTATTATAAAAACAACTGGACAGTGAAATACCAGCCACCAGCGGTGGCAGCGGTGTCAGCGAAATCAACCGCGCGAGACATTGAACTTGCTGATGCGGACATTATTGAAATCGATGAAGAGACCGGAATTCTCTCGGTGACGACGGAATCAAGCGCGAAATCGAAGATGAAATCAACCATTCCAAAAACAAATGGAAAATGCTTGATTCAATTAATCGAATAAAATGGAATGAAATTAATGTATTCAAGCAACTGGATGACAGCTATTATACGCAGTATATGGCGCCGGATTGGCTAATGCGGTCATATTACGATTCACATCGGTTCCCATCCCCGCAACTGAATACGCTGCGTTCCCATTACCACCGTGCTGACTGTGTCGCCGGCGACTCGTCGTGCGACGACGACGATGGCTGATACGTTTATTACGACAAGCCTTACATTTACAACCTAATGTATAACTATGTTTATTATGAAGATGGCACGTGATTTTATGAGAACGACGACGACCACCACCGAATCCAGTCACGATGTCACAGTTACACTTTTTCTTACCATTTCCAGTCTTACATGTCTTGCGCCGAGTACCACCGCCTTGAACGAACGCACGCCCAGCCTGGCCAACATACATATTCCCAGTCCCCCCGACTGGAATTTGCTTATCGGATAACGCAATACCAGAATTATGCTCAGCCAGCGGATTTGAACGTAAATATTGTGGCGATGATGACATTAGTATTTGAATATATATAACACAATAAATAAAATACGATTGACAATTTTAGACAATCGTATTGTAATGTAATGTAATCGATGGTATATTTATTTATTTATTACGCGCGATAATTCTTATTTGTACGCCTGCGGCAGAACGCACGCTTGGTTCCGCGAGCATACTTACAGCTCTGGCGCAACTTACGACCCTTACATTTCTTCTGGGTTGACTTACGGCAAGGGGATGAACGCAAACGCTCTAAATACTTCTTCTGGTCGCGGGTCTTAAACACGAAAGGCTTAATTTTGCGGATTTTTTCACCACTGATAGGAGCGGATGGCTGAAGGTTCATATGCTCACCACCGAGGCGGATTTTGCGTTTACGACGGGCACCGCCTTGCTGTTCAATACCTGGGGGAGCAGGAGCCGGCGCAGTGGCAGGAGCAGGAGCAGGAGCAGGAGCAGGAGCAGGAGCAGGAGCAGGAGCGGCCATTATATGTATATATTAATACTATAAAATAAATCACGGATATTCGTGTAATGGCAATGGCTTCAGTATCTTTCCAGCGCGATCACTTGCTCCATCCGAATCAAACAACGCGCCAAGTATCAAACGCAACTCCGGTTTTTTCTGTGTAAATCCGTTGATAACAGATGTTTCCTTGAGAGCATAAAAGTGAAGTTCGGCTAGATGACGTACATCGGTGATATGATCCTGTCCATCAATCATAATCGCTGGTGTTTTAATTCCATATTCCCGCTCAAAAGGAAGAACCATATTTCTAAATACATATTCTGTTGCGACCTTATAACTATACATCGTTGGAGGAATATACCCATTTGTAAAATTATGAATATCAAATACAATTCCGCCCAAGATACACTTATGAGCCCAAATGTATTCAAACATTTCTCTCGTTCTATTGACGCCTTCATTGGAAACGGCAGTTTTTATCCATAACAATGGTGTCGGTGTCGGTGTCGGTGTCGTCCCCGACACACTTGAAGAGTGACAACGCACAATATCATCTACATTATGAACAATATATTCGTTACAGGTTTTGAAATGGCGACCCCGGATAGATGATACATTGTCTACAATTCGCATAGAAGATCCGACTTGATTTACACGTAATATGTCTTCATTTGTATTACATACCATCCCAACATTCGCATTATGAAGATGTGTCAATAATTGTAGGGACGAAAACGGTGTTATAGTATAATAAGGTGTGATATATGGTAAAGTACGACGTACTTCATTCAACACGTTTGATACGCGAGACACGGTACGATATATTGAATGAAGTGAAACCGACATTGTATGAGTGGTCATCTGATATTGTTATACAACAATTATTTTTATACTTGTTTCGAGCGATATTATCGGCGTCTGTAATTAATGTATTGCGCTTCGTGTTGTTTAACTTGATATTCGGTTGTTACTTCAGTTGAATACTTATTAGTAACCACCGAAATAGGAACCCATCGGCAGAATTTTTTATTGAACTTACAAACTAACCTGTATTCCTTATCAGGCAATACATATTTATCCAAATCGATATTCTCAAAGTCTTCTTCTGGTTCACTTTCCTCCATAGTATCCAATCGTTCATTTTCTCTTATATTTCTAAATAATCGATTCATCATCACGCTCGTTTTATAATTCGGGATATGTGCGAAATTATGGAATATTGCGTGAGAATCCGTGGCTAGAACCGTGCCGCTATTACCATTTCTTGGTTTAACAAATAACTCATATATATCATTTTGAATATTAGGTCTCACTATGAAAATTGCCTGTATATTTGTAAGCATATCATCATCGGGTTTTATATATTCTCTGGTTACGGTGCGTGCTGGTGCGACGTGTACCGGCGTGCGTGTGTGCGCATATACGGGCGCAGGCGCGGGCGTGAGTGCGGGCGCAGGCGCAGATACACGTGGTAGTGCTGACTCAAATAAAGTCTGGTAATATATTTTTGTCGTGGAGTTGCTCCTATATAAAATGGAATATACCGGATATGGAAATGATTGAATCAAACTTTCATCGTATGAATTACACAATACTGGCAATCCAAAAATAATGCTGTTCGATAATGTATATGACACTTGACGTAAAGCCTTTTCCATAAAGATATTTTCACATAATTGAACGTGTAGTGATAATGTCATTGACGGAATTTGATCACCTTTATACCAATAAATATGATTAATCGAAAAATATGGCGTTGAACTAAATGACCCATTCGACGATGATCTAAACAACACTCCACCAAATACTGTACCATATGCTAACGTAGAATGAAAGCACGTGTCGAAAATAGTAACTTGGCTTGGGTACCAGCCATTTATTGATTGAAAACGACGGAATGTAGCCGGTATTTGATTGCGTTGGGTCTGTACCTCAATTATAGCACATATCTTTTTCCGTTTCCATTCCGTAATCCAGGCGATACATCGTCGACCCTTTGGAATAATAAAGCACTTACTATCTAATGGAAGTGTATTAGTAGAATGGTCGTTCTTATGAACAGGAACTTCATAAGAAAGTTTTGTCGGTGGAAAGCTACCCAGTAAACTTTCAACTTCTAGTTCTTTCAATACAACTGGCATATCTTCGTCGTCTGTGTGCTCGGTTGTATATACTATATTCACTAGTTTGCTTTAATTCATTTCATATGCCGGTAATGGTGGGTTAGATAGCGTCGAATTAGACTGCCTTTTTAAACCGATTGACCGTAAGAATTTCTTTAAATCGGTTTTCATAATACCATTCTCTTCATTTCCTGTAGTATCAGTAGTATTATTGCTGTTTTTCGGAAGTATTCCTAAATGCTCTGGTTCGCCCGACTTCGTATATGATGGTGTATCTGGCGGTTTATTGTTTCCATTTTTCTGTTCATTTAATTTCTTATTAATCGTTTCAAATAATGAATGATATTTCTGTTTAGGGCAATGTATTAAATCCTTTACCTTTGGTGTTGTAAGGGTAGACTCAAAGTATAAATACAAATAATGAATAATTACAATTAAACTTATTGAAAAGGCTATATTTTGAATAAACCATAACATAGTATCCACGTGTATATTACGAACATAATTTGAACTGTAATAGAAACGAAATCATATCTTCTTTGAATGTATTATTTAATTTATCGCTTTGCGAAATAATACCAGATTCAGTCGTCATATAAAAATCAATAATATTATGTTCAGATTCATCCTCAAATACAAAAACGAATGCGTTAGGTGATGTCGCGTGAAACTTTATAGTCTTTTTCACCTGAATATGATACAAATGATTCGGCGGTAGTTGAATACCTTTATCGCTTTCGTGTAATTCATAATAACTCTCGTCGATTAGAACCGGTATTGTCATATCTTGCGTCATTATTTCTTTTATAGTAACGATTCCATCAATAGGAACCCGTGACTGAAGAACTCTATCGCAATCCTTTTCTTGTTTTTTAGATAAAATGATTTCGTATATATCGGAATCGGTTATAAGTATATGCTCTGTTTGAGTTTTTACAATATATCGTCCGCTAGTACCAATTCCAGAATTTTTGGTTATCATTTGACGAAGTTTCGGGTATATGGTATTTATATCGACTATGCTTATATCTAAAAAATAAATACGAGGTTCGGTCTGTCGGTGAGATTTAATGGCGTGACTTGCCGCCGTATTTCTGTAAATTGTACTAAGACCAGATATAACCATAGCCTGTCTCGCATTTTGTCCTTTCTTTTGTGCGCGCACGTGAGACATTTTCACGGTTCGGTATAATTATAATACACGAAATATGTTTATGTATGTTAAGATAAGGTTTGGCGCGCAATAAAACTGATTTAGAAAGTTAACACATATATTATACAAAGGGTACAAGTATCCATAAATGGCGTCTGAATCATCATCATC